CTTATTCTCTTCTACCAAGTCTACTGGAGTGGAAGATCCTGAGACTGTCTCAAGGTCATACTCTCCTTCAATATCTTCAGCAGTAAAGGTAAAGCCATTACCGTTAGTAGCAGCGTCTGGCCCTTGAGCTGACTTCCGCTCTTGGATAGCAGCCTGAAGTTCTGGTGAGTCTTGACCTAAGATACGAACATAATAAGGTGTCTGTACAAACTGTTTCAAGAGAGCTATTAGTTTTCCAGCAATCTCTTCCACGAAGTCTTCTACTAGGTCGATCTTCTCTGATCTACGATTCCGAGCCCCTTCTTGAATCATTTGCAGTTCACCCACAGCTCTAGTAGAGGTTTTAGCACTGCCGCCCTGCTCTAATGGGGATTGACCAGAGATTAGGATTCTATTCTCCTTAATCCGTTCTAAAAGGGCATAAGCGTCCGAAGGAACCGGAGGATACGGCAAAGGTTTAACTTGATCTGGGTCCTCACACTTAATAATAGAACCAGTGATAGCCTTAGTTAGTTTCTGTTCTTCATCGTCGCTAATATTCCCATTAGAGGTTAGAAGTTGGCGGTTATATCTCTTAACATGATCCAGGGCCTGACTCTCTAGCTTCATCTGCTCTAGAACCTGAGCTTCGAACATAGATACATCAGATAAGCCTTGTGCCTGATCATTAGCAGCGTTAAATTTGAGACAAGAGAACGGCATGCCTCTCATTTCTAAGGGCCACTCTTTCTCTTCTAAATATAAGTCTACTCCTTCTGTAATCGTACAGACTTTCTTATTCTCAATATCCCATACTTCGTAGATAAGGGTCTTACCAGCTTTCTTTCTCTCTTCATCTGGCAAGTCTTGACCACCATCTAAATCTTCATAAGATTCTGGGAGATTTTCTGTGTTTTTATACTTCGGGTTCTTCTTAATCTCGCTGGTAGACATCCAAACACCATGAGCGATCCACTTACAGTCATAGGGTGGGTCCATAGCATCATTATCAAAGTAAATATCGTTGTAGTTCACATGATAGGCGAATATGTCTTCATTTTCAATTGTATCTACATATTTACCCTGTTCGTCTTCAATACTACCAAACTGTCCAGTATAGCCTTGCTTCATCCAACTTTGCCCAACTAAGAGACTTTCAATAATACACTTCTTGACCTCTCGTTTAAGCTTCTTATACTTCCAGATGTAGTTTACCACTTCTTCTACAACCTTAGCGGTAGCAATAGAAGTTCTATTCTTTGGGTTAACCTTGATGTGAGGATCACGGATGTAAAGAGAAGGAAGCTCAGTCTTCACATAAGCGAAGATTAAGTTGTCGGGAATGATTTGGATATCATATTGCTTCTGAGTGATATCGAAGTCACCTTTATACTCTTTAAGAAGTTCTTTAATGCGGTATTTGTTGTCATAGTCTTCTTGCAGCTTTTTATGTTGCTTAATATCTTTTAATTTATTCCTTACCGCATCTTGTTCTTTCTCTTTCATTTTTTGGTCTTGGTCTGCCATAATATCCTCACTCTTTTATTAGATCTCCGAATAGCTGCTTAACACGATCCTGATTACTGCCTCTCTGTTGCTTCCACCAGTTCAATGAACCGTGTGGAGATGTACTCACTTTGGCTGCTGCAGCTGGCCCTTTCTTCCAATAAGGTACTTGGTGAGCAAGAGCGTCTATAATGTCATCATGATTATTTCGTGGAAACTGAATAAGCTGGTACTCTAAATCTGTAAGCCCTTGTCTGTGTTGGATCATTCCATTAGAGTAGAACGGTATCATCCCTCTAATCCTCATAGCCTTAGTTTCTTTTGTAGTACGTCCCACTTCTTCGATAGTAAAGAAATCCTTTCGTTTAATCATCTCTCGCTTAAAAGGACTTAAGAAAATGAGTTGGGAGCTAGTCGTTTCAAGTAACACTTTTGATACCTGGTACGTCTTGCGAAGTTCGAATACATACTCAATTAATTTATCAGGAGACAGTCTCTTTTGGATAGCTTCCAGTACATACACCTGATGGTTAGGTAAAATCTTTGTTATCGCTATTCCCGTATAGTCATTAACGGTCTCAGTACCAACGGCAGGATCAATTGACATAATAGCTGATGTTTTACTAAGTTGTGTTGCAATGTCTGACGTAAGTGAAAAGCGTTTAGTCCAGTGTTGTTTAAACTCCACTGAATCTTCATCGATTGGGTCATTCATGTATTGTGAAGAAAATGAGTGTGCGGACTTGCTCCTACGGAGACATTCCAGACACTTTAATTTCTCCCCATTTGCATGATCGGTGCAGTGCTGGCAGTACTTCCCTGGAAATATAGTCTTGCCACTCTCAACTGCTTTACGAATATAAACACTTAATCCCATTAGCGAGGAACCGTTTTGGCTCGTTTACGATATACATTCTCAAAAGCTTGTGCAGCTGGTTCAACATGAGGTTGTATATAAGATGCATTCTCACCAGGAGTGAATACACCTTTTTTACCATCTTGATTGGTTAACTGAGACTTACCACTAAGAAACTTCATTAGCATTATCTTCCTTAGTTCTGGAGGAAGAGATTGTATGTATTCCAATACTTCTGGATCTAGTTCATTCTTCATAATTACTCCATTACAGGTGGAAGTGGAAGAGCTTTAGGTCGAGTCTCTTCTTCATAGGTAGTCATCATAGTACGGATATACTCTTCTTTAGCTTTAGTCTTCCGGTCTCTTTCCCAAGCCACTTTGTCTGCTAAGTGGTCAAGGGTGTGGTCTGGTTCTTTTTGTGGTTTAATTAAATCGAAAGACATTCAGGCTCCTAAGACGTAAGCATTTCTCGCCATTTAGCTCTATCTGCTGGCGATACTGGCTTACCATTTAAACTGGTCATTTCATTTTCTATCAGGAATCCGTATAGATCGCCCATGGCCCATCTAGTGCCAATGATAATCTCTATACCCCCTGGATCTAACAAGTCAAGACAGTTATTCCTAAACCGAATAACTTTCTTAATTTGCTCTGGTGTTCCTATGTTGTTCTCTTCTACTAAGTCATCATGAATGATAATATCGAAATGCATGCCTGTTACGGCTTTCTCAATACCACCTGTCATGATAGTAGGCTCTTTAACGGTGCCGATTGTCCTTTGTGCTATCGTAATAGCGTCTTCAGTGAAGCGTGACCCTTTACCGTTAAACTGCCCAAATAAATCTGGAAGCGGTGACTTATCTGTCAATAGCCCAACCGCCTCTCTTAAAAAATTTCTGGATAGGTCCCATACAGCGTTTGTGATCAATATCCTTATATTAGGGTTTATCAATACTTGCTGTATAGTCCACCCTACTGTGACTATAGAACTCTTTAAATGACCTCTGGGAATCAATAGAAGCTTGTTTCTATCAGGCATGTTAAGCTCTCTTAATAGATCTCCATGAAGGTCATCATCCCAATCAACCATGCCTAAAACTGTTTTACATAGGAATCGGAGATCTGTAGTACATCGTCGCTTTAGAGCGACAATCTCAGCTGATTCTCTGGCCATACTTAATCTCATCCTTTATCAGTTCTAAGAGTCTCAGTGTGGATAGTTCTATGAACGTAGGTATTCCTGATTCTGCCCTATTAATCTCTTCTATAAGGATAAGAGCTATACGTTTTTGTAAAGCTTCGGTTATAGGAATCTTATCAAGCATTATCAGTATACTGAGTTCCTGTTGTAACCTTATATGGAAAGGTATAGTAGTGAAGGGGTGTAGAAGGGGGTGTGTACTGAGGAGCTACAACATATGGAAAGGTATAGTAGGGAAGGGATGTGTACTGAGGAGCTACAACTGTTTGCTGTAGTATCTTTACTGCCAGTTCTAGCTCTTCTAGCTTCCTTTCCATTTCTTTCCTGGTAAGTCCGCTTTTATGTCCGGTCTTTTTCTTCATTCTTTGCCTTCTTTCTTGTCCGCTTCTTTGGCCGCATCGAGAAGGTTCTTTAGTCTCTCTTCTTTCCTAGGACCTTTTTCTTGGTAGTTCTCTCTCCATACCATAGGTCTCAATGCTTTTAGTATGCCGAAGGCAGCCGTTGGATTTTTGTGTACAAATAGCAATAGAGCTTCCTGACAATGATCCGCAATGGCATCCTTTGCTTCTTTATAGGCTATACCAAACTTATCATCCCCGTTTATATGATCATGCACCGTCCGCGTGTTCGTTCCGCATAGGTTACACGCTTTTGTGAAGTTAAAGGTGGTTCGGTATGTTTCCAACCACTCCACCTTTTGCGGTGCAGTAAAGCCATTCTTTAACTTTGAGGAAGGCTTTGGGGTTAGAAACCCTGTTTTGTCGTCTACTTCGAAATGTTCGTGGAAAGCCAATTTAGTGTCTCCTTAAGGGATATCATCACACTACCCTATACATATACCCCGAAATAGGGGGTAATGATACAAAAACCGCCAAAGTATTTTCTTGGGACTCCTAAACGTATCTAGAAGTAGATAAAACTATTTCAAGCAAATTAGGGCACTTAAAGACTCAAGATGGGTTCTGGACAAAAATTCGAATAATCGCTATTTTATTCATGTCCCACAAGTGGGACTTCTATGAAATGGCAATATATTGAAGAAAAGCTTGAAAATCATGGGGGGGTTGTTCCAGGGCTAGGTACTTGTCGTTTAGGAAACGTACTGTGTTGTAGGGGGGATTATGTTACTAAAAAGCCTTTTACTATATGTAGCCAGGATCTTGGCTTATATAATATAACCCACCCCCCAATGGGGATCTCAAAAACATTATTGCCAAAGTGGGACCCCTATTTCAAACAAGCTGTTACATTGAGATTTAATTCAACTGTTGAATAAAAAACACAGGGAGTAATCTCTTTTTATAACATGAGGACAATACTGTGACTAGTACCTACGCTATAACCCTAATAACCATAGGGGTAACAGTAATCCTTCAAGATAGTTGGTTAACCCCTAGTAATTATAGTTGTATATAATTATAGTTATAGTATATTATAATTAGTTATAATTATATATAGTACAACAGTCTTACCATAATTGCGTATATATGTACGTGATATTGTATAGTAGGCGGTTTTGTAATAAAACTAGGCAGCAACTTGTTACAACTAATCATCAATTATTCACTTGTTTGTCACACAAATAGGTAATGGGTCAGTTATACTAATACCAGTAAATACGAATAAAGGGGTATAATATGGAAAGAAAAGAAAACTTAAAGCAAATGATTCTCGAGTCACCTGCTACCCATTATTGGGTAAAGGATATAATTCGTTTAATGGAAACAAAAGATATCTTTGACAACGTAAAAAACGCTGAAATATTATTAGAGGTGG